ATAGATTGTAAATTACCATAATTGTTTTGATTTTGTTTCCATTCAGATGCTACATTTTGTAAAGAAACACCAAAATCTGAAAATACAGATAAAGTATTTTGGTCAAGTGTACCTGTTGGACCTGTTGAACCTGTATCTCCTGTATAACCTGTATAACCTGTTTCACCTGTTGGTCCAGTTTCTCCTGTCACTCCTGTAGCACCGGTATTTCCTGTGTCTCCTGTACAACCTGTTTCTCCTGTCACTCCTGTAGCACCGGTGTTTCCTGTGTCTCCTGTATAACCTGTGTCACCTGTTGGTCCAGTTTCTCCTGTAAATCCTGTTGCACCAGTATTTTCTGCAGTTCCTGGTACTCCTCTTTCTCCAGTAGGACCTGTAGCTCCAGTTTCACCTGTAGCACCAGTACCTGTTGCAGTTCCTGGTACTCCTCTTTCTCCAGTAGGACCTGTATTACCTGTATCACCTGTTGCACCTGTATTTACTGCAGTTCCATCTAACCCAGTTGGACCTGTGAATCCAGTTGGACCTGTAAATCCTGTTTCTCCTGTGGGTCCAGTATTACCCGTAGCACCAGTATTTACTGCAGTTCCGTCTAACCCAGTAGGACCGGTAAATCCAGTTGGACCTGTAGATCCTGTTTCTCCAGTAGGTCCAGTATTACCTGTGGGTCCAGTATTTCCTGTTGGTCCGGTATTACCTGTAAAACCTGTATTTCCTGTGTCTCCTGTAAATCCTTGAGGTCCTTGTGCTCCTTGGTCTCCCTGGTTTCCCTTAGGTCCTCGTAGATATCCTAAATCTTGCCATGCATCTGGACCATTAGTAGAAGGAGTGGTAGAATCTTTTACAGCTGTGTATCCTCTTGCACCTAAAATAGATTCAACAGTTCCAATCAAATAAACATCCGCTTTTGCATAGGTTGTTAATCTGTATAACGCATCAAGATCTGGTAAATTATTAATAAATTTAAATATTCCAGGTTGTGCACCACCTAATGTTGTAGTAAGTGGCATTTCAAGATTACCATTAGCAACTGTTATTTTATTATTTGGATCATCACCAAAATATGCTGATCCATCACCAAAAAAAGCTTCTACTACATACAGATGTGAAAACCATTTTTCATTACTTCCTAAAGATACTGTTCCTGTTTGGTCTGGTTTTAATATAACCGCTGTCCCACCAGCACCATCATCTACAATTTCTTGTGCAGCTACGGCAGGAATAATACTTTCATAAAGTAAACCTCCAAAATTTCCGGTAGGACCCGTAGGTCCTGTATTACCAGTATTACCTGTAGGTCCTGTATTACCTGTATCACCAGTATTTCCTGTAGGTCCTGTATTACCTGTAGGTCCAGTATTTCCTGTATGTCCTGTGTTACCTGTAGGTCCTGTATTTCCAGTATTACCTGTAGGTCCTGTATTACCAGTATTACCTGTGTTACCTGTATTACCAGTATTACCTGTGTTACCTGTGTTTCCTGTAGGTCCTGTATTTCCAGTATTACCAGTATTACCTGTAGGTCCTGTATTACCAGTAGGACCTGTATCACCTGTTGCACCAGTATTAGTTGCAATTCCATTATCTCCTTTAGGACCTGTAAAACCAGTAGGTCCTGTATTACCAGTAGGACCTGTATCACCTGTAAAACCTTGTTCTCCATTTTCTCCTTTAGCTCCTGTATCACCTTGTTCTCCTTGTTCTCCATTTTCTCCTTTAGCTCCTGTAAAACCTTGTTCTCCATTTTCTCCTTTAGCTCCTGTAAAACCTTGTTCTCCATTTTCTCCTTTAGCTCCTGTATCACCTTGTTCTCCATTTTCTCCATTTTCTCCTTTAGCTCCTGTAAAACCTTGTTCTCCCTTTTCACCAGTTGGTCCTGTAGATCCTAAATTTTTATCTTCAATAATAGTAATTGTTTGTTGAATAATGTCTATATCATGCTGTAAATTAGAATATGCATCTTGAGTCGCAATTGATCTTGCTTTATTATTTGCATCCTCTTGACTAATATTTGACGTTGCTGTTGCTGATGCTGATGCTGTAACTAACACACCATAAATAGTATACCCTTTAACTGTAACTGATGAAAAACCAACAAAGATAATGTCCGAAGATTCTTCCATTATTTATAATATACAAATATATATTTTTATTTTATTACAAACAATAATTCTCTAATAGTATGACAAATACTTCCTTTGTTACTTTAGAAAAGATCTTATAAAAAATAGATTCTTCCACCTCTTTTGACATATGATTTTTAATGTAGACTAAAAAATAGACAATATAAATACAGATTTTTTCAAACACTATTTTCAAATAATTAAACAAAATGTTACGAATAGACCAATCATTTACATAGCTACACATTTGTGTATTGGATTGTTTAATATAAAAACTATGTACATCTAATAGTCCAGAAAGAATACGATGAAAATTCGTTTTTTCATTTTTAACATTCAATAAATTTCCTATTTTGTCCAACCCAAACAAATCCAAATATAATATTTTTTTATTTGCTTCTTTATTGAAAATATATGGATTAATTCCATCCATACATTTATTATCATATAAAATGTTTCCATCAATTAAATATGGAATATAACACGACTTGATTATCGTATTGATAATTTCATCTACATTTTTATAATTGGATTTGACAATCTTGGTTCTTTTTTTAATATTATTATAGGTGATATACAATTTGTCATTGATTTGATTACAAATATCATCTGGAATTTTACTAGATAAATAACTCTTTAAATTTTTTATAAATTCTAAATTATGTTTTTTTTTAAAATCATTCAGAATAGATGTGTATAAATCAGAAATTAAATCTAATCCATCAATAAAATACAAGAATGCCGCAATTGATCCAACACTGCAACCAGAAATCCTTTCTATCTTTATATAGTTACGTTTTTCCATTTCTTTTAAAAAATACAAACAACCTACTAGGTAACTTCCATTAAAAAGTCCTCCGTCTAGAATTACATCTAGTTTTAAAGGAGTTTTACAATCTTTTAAATGCTCGGGCAAGTTTTCAATTAGTTTATTCACATATTCATTTATCATTCAACTAGTATAAAATATGATTTACTATTTGAATTTATAACGAAAAACTATTGCGTTTTTTAATAAAGACTCTTTTTATTTTTTCTTGTCTTTTTGCCAAATAAATTAAAAAAAATCTTTTTGTTAGATTTATTGTTATTCGTTTTCTTTTTTATATTTTGAGATCTGTCCATTTTCTTTCTATTCGTTTTCTTTTTATTAAATTTATCCAAATGTTTTTTATCACTCTTTACATGTTTCATGTTCAATTCATCTGGTTTATAATTTAAAAACCATTCTTCAAACTCTTTTTCACCATTTTTTTCTTTTAATTCTTTGTATTTTGCGGACTTATGTTCTCGTATTTCTTCCAATGTTTCTTGGTGTCCATAACAAATAATACTAAATCGTTTCAACAATCCTTTTTGTTCCAGTCTGTTTTTCTCTTGAACATCAAATAAAAACTTTGACATACATAAAATACGATCTGAATATTCTTTGTAATAAGGACGATCTGTATACAAAAATGCCAAGTAAAAACTCAACATGGTATCAATCGTCGCAACCTTTACTTTTTCCCCATGAATATTTATTATATTATAACTATGACATGCAATCGGTTTATAAATAAATGCAACTGTATCAATTCCTACTTTGATTTCGTAGCTTACTGGAACAATTTCACCAATTGGATTTCTCTTAATAATCTTTACATTATTTATATTTATATCTTTTAATCTCTCTTTTACTATTTCTGCAGTAGTTTCAGGATCATTGGACAAAACATCAAAATCCGGAAATTTCTCCAATTTTTTTTGCAAATTTTTCGGCATATATTGAGAATACAAGGTGATTGCATAACCCCCAAAAAATAAAACTCCTTGATTGATAAGCGTCGTTTTCACATTTTCATAGATTTCATCTTCTTTCTCTACATTATTTTCCATTTTTCGTTGAAAGTCAACATCATCACATTTTGCAGCTAACGGATAATTCTTATTCAATAAAGTAAGGCGTTTTAAAACCTTTTCCCATCTGCTTGTATCTCCTACAGGTCTAGATAGTTCAAGATACATTGACATGCGTAAGAAATTAGGTGAAGCGTAAAGTATTCCTGCCACACGAATACATTCTTTTTTCAAAGAATTGAATATTTCTTTTGGTAAATAGGTTATATCTGCAACTGGAATATAATTCACAAAGACTTTATAGGTTCCGTGATGTACTCCTGATTTGGCTTCAACATCCGTAAATCCTAATTTATAGTAAATATTTGCCAACTCTTTTGCGTCATTTAATGGATTGGGAGTAAAAAAATCATAATCTGGAATTTCTACTTCTTTATTGTAGAATTGTTCGGTTTTTGGCAATATATTGTTGATGGCAGTTCCTCCGTAACAAATTAAATTTTTGTGTTTGATAAAATCTTCTACGATTTTAATTATTTTTTTAATGTCTTCTGAATTCACAACGCGTCTAGCTATTTTTTCATCGGCTTTATCCACGGCCATACGTAAAATAGCCAATTCACATTCGCTAAAATTTAACCCATTGCAAATATTTTTATTTTTATTATTTTTCATTCTTCTTATATAAGAATGATATTTTTTATAATTTTTTTATATAATTTTATAATTTTTTATAAATTTATATAAATTATAAAAAATTTCTACTATTACACCTTTTCTCATTTAAAACGCCCATTTTATTTAATGAAAAATGTCATAATCAAGTATATCAACACAACCAGATAGAGCACCCTTTTTTTTAACATTTTAACTTTATTTGTAGAATATGTATCTTGAAAACCATTTTTATTTTTTTTTTGAAATCTATTTGTTTTTGTTTATCACGAAATAAATAATACCCTTCGCATTTTTTATTACAAAATGTTTTTTACAAGTGTTATAAGAAAATTCATCTTCTTGTTTTGTTGGTGATTTATAAGGAATATTATATTTTTCGAAACTTTTTTAAATACTTTTTTAAATACTTTTTTCATTTCTACCATATAATCATTTTTACAAAATCTTCACATTTTTTCAAAGTTGGTTTATTTTTTATTGTTTTATTTAATTTTTTAATAAATGATTTTGATTTATTCATTATTTTTTGAAGTATGTTTTTATTTCTTTTTTTTTGATTTATTCATTTTATATAATATATAATATATAAATATTTAATTATTGGGCGTTTTAAATGAGAAAAGGTGTAAATGTCTAAAGGTGTAAATGTCTAAAGGTGTAAATGTCTAAAGGTGTAATAATGTTATTAAAGTTAAATTATTAGAAGAAGAAAATAAAGAACTAAAAGAAAAATTAAATAAAATCTTTATGTGTGAATAATCCATTACCAGAAGAAATTTTTGTTTCACTATATGATTTAATTATTTTATCTAATAAACTATTTTTACCCAAATAATTATTATAATTTATTAAAATATCTTCTAATCCAAAATAAAGTTTATTATTTCCACTTGTAGTTCTAATTAATGGTAATATTACATTTTTTAAATATGAAGTTTTTGCAATAAAAATATTATTTGACCATTTTTGATGATTTAATTTAGTAATATACCATTTGTAATTACCATCAAATTCTTTTAATTTATTATTATATACAATATTAGGATCATCTAACCAAGATAAACTTTCTAATTTATATGGAAAATTAGAAATATCATGTTTTAACCATTCATCTATATTTGTAGGTTGAGAATATAATGGATTTCCTGGATTTTTTCGATGTCTTAATCTTACAATATCACATAAATTTTCATTTAATAATGTAATACAATCTTCTAATATTTTTATTGTAATATCCTTATTTTCAATTAAATACCAATCATTTTCTGAAAATATAAAATACTCAGTATTTGAGTTTTCAACTAATTTAATAAAACCATCTAAAATACCAATATTATTAGTATCACCTGAATATGTACACTCAAAATTATTAGCAATATCTATATCTTCTTTTGATAATTCTTGAAAAAATATTATTCTATTTTGTGGTTTAATTAAATTAAATAATCCATTTGATTTATGACTTTGCAATGTTTGAGTTAATATATGATGTCTTTTCCAACTGAGATATCCAATAGTTATATTATCCATTTATAATTTATATATATAAATAAATTATATTAATTATATATCTTTTACACTTTTGCACATTTAAAACACCGACTTTTAGATGTGCTATAAATAATTCTTTAATTTTTGCGTTGTATTTTACTTTTCTTAATAAATTTTTTGGTCTTTGATATGTTCCTTTAATTACATTTTCGTATTTTTCTTTTGGTATTTCTGTAATTACTTTATCTATATTCTTCTTTAAATCATCGTATTTAATACCTAGGTCACTAAAAGTTGAGAATACAAAAAAATATTTAGAAAATGAAATATTTAGAAAATGAAATATTTAGAAAATGAACTATTTAATATGTTTTGGGTTATTTTTCTTTTTACACCTTTTAACATTTCAAACGCCGTTTAACTTAAAGATTTAATATGTTATTTATAATATATTAAATGTCTATTTATGGTCATTTCACGCAACAATATTATGGCAATAAAATAATTTTCCCTGAAAAATCATTTTTAATTTCAGGTATTAGTTTTTATAAAGAAAATTGTTCTAATATAACATATGATACTGAATTGCTTATGAAACCCGAACTAGATAATAAATATGACTCATTTGCGATTTCTATTATGAATAATCATAAAATTATTGGATATGTTCCAAATAGTGAAATAAAGGAATTATGTAAAAATAATATAACAGAATCATTAAAAATAATAAATATAAAAATAATAAATGGTAATTACGGAATTCGTGTAATACCAAAATGTTTTTATGTGCATGACCCTATATTAGAAAGTAAAGTATTTTTTTCAAATGATTAAACGGTGTTTGAAATGTTAAAAGGTGTAATAGTAGAAATTTTTTATAATTTATATAAATTTATAAAAAATTTCTACTATTAAATGATATGTTGTTTGGTTGATAAAGTAATTTTTTTGCCTGATTGATAGTCATATTTGCATGTTTCTTAAGAAGTGTTAAAATCTCATCACGTGTTCCAATTCTTGTCATGTTCATTTCATACTCGGACCACCATAATTTTTCATGATCATAATTATTTTGTTTTTCATATTTTGGAATATAAATGATTTCTGTAAACAAATCAAAAGAGACTTTTTTTTTATTGTCAATTTTTCTATAAATTTTTTCATCAACATAATTATACTTTTCTAATAACATTTTTATTATATCTATAAAAATATTTTTATATTTTTAATCATTTTTTTTAATTCATTTTTGTTTTTGTTATTTTTATAAAGATTTGAAATATTCAATCGTTTTTTTAAGTCCAGATTCCAATTCATATTTTGGTTCCCATGCTAAAATAGTTTTGGCTTTTTTAATATTTGGTTTTCTGTTCGTTGGATCGTCTGAAGGCAGTGAACAATAAGCAATTGTTGATTTTGAGCCAGTTAATTTCAATATATTTCCTGCCAATTCTTTCACGGTAATTTCATGCGGATTTCCAATATTTACAGGATAAAAATATTCCGTATTCATCAACTTTATTAGTCCATCTATTTGGTCTTCAATGTAACAAAAACTTCTAGTTTGGTCTCCTTTTCCATAAAGTGTAATATTTTTATTTGTTAAAGCTTGATTTATAAAATTGGATACAACTCTTCCATCATTTTTATCCATTCTAGGACCATAAGTATTAAATATTCTTGCAATTCTTATATCTACTTTATATTGATTATGATAATCCATCATCAATGTTTCAGCAACTCTTTTTCCTTCATCATAGCAACTTCTTATTCCAATGGTATTTACATTTCCACGATACGTCTCAACTTGTGGACTCACTTCAGGCTCACCATAAATTTCCGAAGTAGATGACTGTAAAATAGTCGCTTTTTTCACTCTAGCAAATTCTAACAAATTCATAACACCTGTAAAATTTATTTTCAATGTATAAATAGGATCTATTTGGTATTTTGGAGGCGATGCAGGACATGCTAAATTATATATTTGATCAATCGGTTCTTCTATTTCTAAAGGAAGAATAATATCATGATTTATGAATGTAAAATTTTCATTTTCTAGTAAATGTTTTATGTTTTCAATATTCCCACTATATAAATTGTCAATACAAATGACACGATTTCCTTCTACTAGCAGTCGTTCACATAAATTAGAACCAATAAATCCAGCACCTCCTGTCACTAAAATTGTTTTCATCATACAAAATATAAAATATTTTTATTTTAATATTTTAGTTCAAAAAAAATTATTGTAAAAAAAGATCATTGATTATGTAAATAGTTTCTGTATAATCATTCACTTTAAACCCAGTGACTCTTTTATCATGAAATATTTCATAATCATTTCCTCCCTCATGAACCATATCACCAAAAAAATATATTTTTTCATATTTATTTTCTACAAATTGTAGTGCAAATGTTTTATCCCAACCCTTTGGAAACATGTCAAAACTAATTTGGCCACCAATGGAAAAATTAAATTCATCTGCGATATCACCGAGTTCTTTTTTTATATTCTTAATTAAATCTTCACGGTAACCATGTTTTTTATCTAATTCATTAAATTCTTCTCTTTCTGCTTGACTACAACTTCTTCCTATCGGAGAAACATTGATTAATCCGCTTCTTAATTCAATAAAATTGCCTCTTTTCTTAGGAATATTTAATTGAGATAAACAAAATAATATATTATTAATAATAAAATTATATTTATCTTCTCCTAAAAATTCAACCAAGCTTTTCTCATAAAATAATTCTTGTTTGTAAAATGATTTTAATCCATTCTGTGAAAACATCCAAGTAAAATATTTGAAGTTTTTTTCGGTTAATTGTTCTATTTGTTTTTCCAAATCAGAACCTCCAACAAATCCGATTTCAACATCTTTTTTTAAACTTAATTGGCGTATACATTCTTCCATTGGTTTTTCTATTTTTTTACGCGGAACTGTTAAAGTTCCATCTACATCAAACAAAATCAAGGTTTTCATTCTTAAATATATTTATATTAAATAAATATGTTTATACTATAAAAAATATATTGCTTCTTTCTTCTCTCTTCTCTCTTCTCTTTTCTTTCTTTTCTCTTAACTCTTCCCTCTATTACATATAAGGTTTACGTGACTTACGGACGTAGTGTCCTTTGCGGTGAAACACACGACTTCCTTTTTTGGTGGTAAAATTCTTTCTTCCTTTACGTGTCTTTGACATTGTACCTTTATGATAACTATAAGGACGATGTGTTTTTCTTAAATAATGACCTTTACGGTGATAAACTTTATCGCCTTTTTTAGTAGTAAAATTTTTACGACCTGGATTCGTTTTTGAAAACAAAGAATACATTATAATATTTAAAAATATAATAAAATACAAAAAAAATACAAAAAATACAATTATTTTTCTTAAATTGTTTTTCCATTCCATTCCCTATTCTTTAAAAATTAAAATTGTAATAATCCGTAGATGCATTACGTGTAGCATAAGAATATTCTGGTTTTTGCGGAACGGGATCTGGAATCGTTACAGGAATGTATCTCAATCTTTCAGGTTTCAAACAAAACGCATAACCACATCTATCAAAAAACAAATTGTTTTCTGCTAAAAAGTTGTCTGCGTATTGATAACGCATTGCAACCATTTGACATCCAGCTTCTCTACATAAGATTCCACTAGAATTGACAGGATTTATACCAGAATCCGAAAACACAATCGTCATTCCTCTTCTATTAAAATCCGTCAATTCATTAATATCTGGATTGTTTTTAACACCATAAAAATTATAGGCACGCATAAAAATAGAATTACTAGTCATATTTACATATTCCAAAAACTCTTCATTTTCTAAATAAGCATTATTAATTTTATCAACTACTAAAATGATTTTTTTCATAAATGTAAGTAACGGAACTGCACCCAGATTTTTTCCAAGCGTTTCAAAACTATATTCTTTACCAAGCATAATACTTTCATAGGATTGAAAAATTTTCGCTAAATTGCTGTACATTTTTTGATTATTACTTTTAATTCGTAGATGAATAATAATAGGGTCTCCAAAATTAGGAGCGGTTCCACTTGCAAATGCATAGTTACTTATTGTATGCATAACATCTGCAAAAGGTACATAATTAAATGTTTCTTTTACATAATAACTATCTAAGGTACTTGTTGCAACAACAGGTTTATTATCAATGGAATAAATTTCAAAATCTAATCCACGAACTCCATCTTTAAGCACACTTTTTAAATTACATATATTTACAAAATCATTTTTATAACCTCCACCCGAGCATGCATTGTATGCTGTTTTGATATAATAATCATACAAATTTCCCGAACAATCAGGATCATTGGCGTCAATAGATCGCAAATTTCCATCTATTTTTTTGTATAAATTATTCATATAGTTACACTCTGAATTTTCAAGTCTATTAATATAAATATAATAAAAAATCATCATTAATATGAAAAGAAAAATAATTCCCAAAATAATATTGGAGACAAAGTCTTCTTTCATATTTGAAATTACGCTTAAAGAATTTGTTGATGTCATATATCTAATATATAATAATAAATAATATATTATTATTTTCCAATCAAAACAATTAAATAATATTTATTAGTATATATTAATAAATATGGCAGGTGGTCTAATGAACTTAGTTAGTCAAGGACAACAAAATGTTATTTTAAATGGAAATCCTAGTAAAACTTTTTGGAAAGCAACTTATGCAAAATATACGAATTTTGGAAAACAAAATTTCAGAATTGACTATGAAGGAACACCTACTTTAAATTTGACAGCAGAATCTACCTTTAATTTTAAAATCAAAAGATATGCTGACTTATTGATGGATTGTTACCTATCATTTACATTACCCAGTATTTGGAGTCCTATTTTGCCTCCTCGTGAAATTACAAATTCAGATGGTTCAGTAACATATACCGATTGGGCACCATACGAATTCAAATGGATAGATTATATTGGGGCTCAAATGATTAGTAGAATTACGATTACTTGTGGAAATCAAAAATTGCAAGAATATTCGGGACAATATATATTAAATTCTACCCAGAGAGATTATACTGGAAGTAAATTAAATCTTTTTGATAAAATGATTGGAAATGTTGCTGAATTGACTGATCCAGCTAATTCTGGATCTTATGTAAACTCATATCCAAATGCCTTTTATACAACAAGTCCAGCAGGTGCGGAGCCATCTATCAATGGAAGAATATTATATATTCCTTTAACTTCATGGTTTGGTTTAAAAAGTCAAATGGCCTTTCCTTTAGTTTCATTACAGTACAATGAACTTCAAATTTCCATCACCATTCGTCCCATTAATGAACTATTTAGAATACGTGATGTCATGGATTATGCTAATAATTATCCATACATAGCGCCAAATTTCAATCAAAATTACATGCAAATGTATCGTTTTTTACAAACTCCTCCCGATGAAGAATTGGGACCTCTCTCTTATGTGGACACAAGAAGTATATGGAATCCAGATATTAATTTAAATTGTACTTATTGTTTTCTCTCTAATGACGAAGCAACTCTTTTTGCAAAAAATGAACAAAAATATTTAATTCGTCAAGTTTATGAAAATATTTTTTATAATGTCACCGGACAAAATAGAGTGCAATTAGATTCCCTTGGAATGGTGGCATCATGGTTATTTTATTTTAGAAGAAGTGATGTAAATTTAAGAAATGAATGGTCTAATTATTCAAATTGGCCTTATGATTATATGCCTAGTCCTTCTTATCCTGGGTCTACTACAGGTGACTATCCAAATCCGGATCCAAATAGTCCTAATACAACGCTAGGTCCTGGATTGAATCCTGATGGAACATTATCAGGACTTATGATAAGTGGAGTGTATAATCCGCAAAATATAAGGAGTATATTAGTTGCCCTTGGAATACTCTTGGATGGTGAATATAGAGAAAATATATTGCCAGTAGGTGTATTTAACTATGTAGAAAAGTATGTTCGTACGGGTGGAAATGCTCCTGATGGATTATATTGTTATAATTTTTGTCTGGATACATCGCCTTACTCTTTACAGCCATCGGGAGCCATGAATATGAGTAGATTTACAAACATTGAGTTTGAATTCACTACCATTTCTCCACCGCTGGATCCATATGCACAAGTATTAACCATTTGTGACCAAAACTCGGGTGAAATAATTGGAATTAATAAACCAACATGGCGCGTCTTTGACTACAATTTTGATTTATATGTGATGGAAGAGAGAATCAATATGGTGACTTTTGTCGGCGGAAATGCGGCCCTCATGTACGCCACTTAAAAGTTTCTTTAAGCCACTTTGAGAATTTATTATATAAAAATAAAATATTTTTATTTTTTTCCCAAGACTTTTTTGGAATTTTCATTTTTGGACATTTTTTTTGTCCATTTTTCGAAAAAGTAAAATACTCTTGGGAAAAAAAATTAATAAAAATTAGAAAAATACTGACACCATAAAAATTCTTATGGTGTCAATAGGAAAAAAAGTAATTCAAATTTGTTACGATAATTTTTTTCTTTAAAACTAATTTTTATATTTTTTAATATTTTTTAAGGAAAATTTAATTTGCAACTTTTCTCATTGACAAATTTTGTCAATATTTGTCAATATTTGTCAATAAAAAGTTGCTAAAAAGTTGCAATTTAATTATATGTTTATAAAATGTTACTGTGACTCATGTAAATTATTCATATATAAAATATTTATTTGTCATCTAAATATATAAAATCAATAATTTTCAATAAAAAAGTTGCAAAAAGTTGCAAAAGTTGCAAAATACGAATCAAAAATTTACTTGAACAACGCTTGACAACAATTAACAACGTTTTAACAACGGAAAAAGTTCCAAAAAGTTCCAAATAGTTTTTATGATATTTTTTTATTACCATTATGATAATAAATTAATTGTAAATGATTAAAAATAATTAAACCATAATAGTTGTAAGCAACGCTTAACAACGGAAAAAGTTCCAAAAGTTCCAAAAGTTCCAAAAGTTCCAAAATTTATTATATTTTTGGAAAATAATTTAGCAACTTTTTTATTGACAATATATATCAATGAATATCAATAAAAAAGATGCTAAAAGTTGCATTAATTTTTTTTGCGAAACTTGTAACTATGAAACTAATAGAAAAAGTAGTATGGATAAACATTATTCCACATCTAAACATTTAAAATCAATAAATGTCAATGAAAATGTTGCAGAAAGTTGCAAAAATATAACGTATCCTCATATATGTACAATTTGTAAAAAAACATATAAAGAGGCTTCTGGATTATGGAGACACAATAAAAAATGTCATAATTTATCAAATAATGATGATAATGACAAAGAATCGCTTAAAACAGATAATAAACCTACCGATAACGAACTCATTATGCTTTTAATTAAAGAAAATAGTGAAATGAAAAATCTTATGATGGAAGTAATTAAAAACGGAACACATAATACCAATTCTCACAACAAAACATTTAATTTACAGTTCTTTTTAAATGAAACCTGTAAAGATGCAATGAATATTATGGATTTTGTAGATTCTATTAAATTACAATTATCAGATTTGGAAAAAGTTGGAAAACTTGGATTTGTAGAAGGTATTTCAAATATTATTACAACCAATTTGAAAGCATTAGATGTTACTCAACGTCCAATTCATTGTAGTGATATCAAGCGAGAAGTGTTATATGTAAAAGATGAAGATAAATGGGAAAAAGAAAACGAAGAGAAGAAAAAATTGAGAAAAGCAATTAAATATGTTGCTCATAAAAATACAAAATTGATTTCACAATTCAAAGATAAACATCCTGATTGTGTCAAATCTCATTCCAAACATTCAGATCATTATAATAAATTAATTATTGAAGCAATGGGAGGCCATGGAGATAATGATTTGGAAAAAGAAGACAAAATCATTAAAAAAATTTCAAAAGAGGTTACTATTGATAAATAATTATGACAAATAAGCATTAGATGGCAATGGACCTTCATCTATAAACTCTCCAGATAAACTATAACGGGTTTTATAATTCGGCATATTTTCTAACTTGTCTGGCTTGTAGACATTGTCAAATTCTTTGGTATCTTTATCAAAAGACGATTTCCAAGTATTCACACCCAAATCAGGCATGGCAGGTTTTGCAAATTTATCTTTTGTCACTAATCTTGCCCGTGTTCCAATATCCGTAGTTAAAGTTGAATATGTTGGAGTTAAATTAAATGTTAATTTTCCTGCGTCATTATCGCCAGGAATATTTACATCTTTTTCTGTTTTTTTTGGTTCATAAGGTAGACAACCAGGACAATCAACATCGGAAGTACATTGATCTCCTGTGATAGAGCATTTAGATGGTGGACCGCAAAAATTATTGCATGAATATTTTGTTGTTAACGGCATATTTACGGTATGACTTGTTAACGAAGATTCTAAAACGTAATTATTTCCGTCTTCTTTAATACGATTTTTGGGAATACAAACGGTTTCAGAATCATTATTACTAGTATTATTTTCTTCAAAACCCTCTGCTATATATTGATTTTTAACTAAATAGTTAATCCAAAAAAAGATGAGATTAAAAAGAATCAAACTAATGAATGCTAAAAATATAATATAATATTGTTTTTTTGATATATTCATATACTATTAATAAATAATATATTTTTTTAACAAATTTATTTAGAAATCATGTTCTTGTATAAAATGAAAGAATCGTTTTATTCAATACAATTCTAAATAATTTTATATTATTTTATTATAAGTAATGTCAGATACAAAAACAATTGATGAAAAAAAAAATAAAAATAATAATGATTTTTCTATGAAAGATAGAGCATCTGGTTTGGCAAAATTTATTTTTACGACAATCATACTAATTTTAATGGTTATTTTTTATTTTGCTCTAAGTGGATCTGTATTGTATGGTTGTAAATTAGCACAATCCAATATTTTACCTTCTGACATAAATTGTTATCCTTATACAGATAATAAACCTAGTATTGATTCTATTGAATCAAATATTTTTATTACATCTTCCAGTCCACCATTATCCGCGAAAATCAATTTTCCGCATGACAAATATAATTTAAAAAATATGATTATTGATTTATTTAGAGATTATAAGAGCGAACCGAATTCTCATTTTTTAGTCAACTATTTCATTTCCATTATTGAATCATTAATCGCATTCAATTATTCATGTATCAACTATATATTTAATTCATTAAATGCATCACCAGAAATTATTATATTATTATTTGGTCCAATTATCACATCATTTATAGCAACACTAATTGTTATATTAGATAATTTTTATTTGATATATTTATGGTTTGCTCAAATGAGTTGGTTTTTTAAGACAAACCGAAATGCAAATACAGATAAAGAACCATTATGGGAGTCCGTTACCATGTTCAGTCCATTTAATTATACGATGGCTGTATTATTGGTGATTTTATTTATCATATTATTTTTTGTTCTTTTGGTTGGTCTTCCAGTATTGCCATTTGTCACCGTTACATGGTGTTTATTTTCATGTGTTTCATTTAAATCTGAAATGAATAATAAACCATCCGATATTTTTACAGTAATGAAAGATATGTTTAATTTCTATAAACTACATATCATGTCATTTGCTAGTGCTTTTATTGTACTAAGTGCTTTTGCAAATCTGGGAGTTGTTGAAGGAATTGTTTGCATTATTTCTTTGTGTTTAATTATTTGGGGAGTTGTTTCTATTAATATTTTTAAATCCATCAAACCAGAAGATTTATCCGAATTAGTTGTTAGTAAACAAGCAACCAAGATTTGTAATAAGGTTACAAAAAAACATAGATTTTCTATTTATGATTTTTTATTTTCTAATAAACAAAAAGGTGGGAAACATTTTACAAACGAATTGAAAAAAATAGGAGAAAAATTGAAACAAAAATAATCTATAATAAAAGTGTAAAAGAGTAAAAGAGAGAAATCGCAATAAAATAAAATATAATGTAATAAATATAATATAAAAAATACAATGTATATTTTATATTATGGCAAATACAAATACAAATACAAAAGAAAAAAATAAACAAAAGAAACAAAAGAAACAAAAGAAACAGGAACAAAAAGAAAAAGAAAAAGATAAACAAAAAGAAGAAATGAATGCTTTGCCTATGGTGAGTATATGTACACCTACATTTAATCGTCGTCCATTTATTCCATATATGATAAAATGTTTTGAACATCAAACCTATCCAAAAGACAAAATAGAATGGATTATTGTTGATGATGGAACCGATAAGATTGAAGACTTAGTGTCGCATATTCCACAAGTAAAATACTTTAAATTCAATGAGAAATTAACGTTAGGAAAAAAGCGAAATGTTTCACATGAAAAAGCGTCAGGTGATATTATACTTTATATGGATGATGACGATTATTATCCTCCTGAAAGAATTACTCATGCTGTAGAAACACTACAAAAAAATCCTCAAGCATTGTGTGCAGGATCAAGTGAAATGTTTATATACTTTAAGCATATCAATAAAATGTATAAATTTGGTCCTTATGGTCCGAATCATGCTACAGCGGCTACTTTTGCATTTAGAAAAGAGTTATTACAACAATCTAGATATGATGAAACAGCGTGTTTAGCAGAAGAAAAACATTTTTTAAAAAATTATACGATTCCGTTTGTTCAATTGGATTCCATGAAATCTATTTTAGTGTTTTCACATAATCATAATTCTTTTGATAAAAAACAGTTATTAAATCAAGGTGTAAATAACTATATAAATGAAACCGTTTTAACACCAGAAATGTTTATAAAAGAACCAGAAATTTTGCAATTTTTTATGAAAGACATTGATGAATTATTAAATCAATATCAACCAGGAAAACCTGAAAATAAACCGGATGTATTGAAACAAATAGAAGATATTACTAGGAATAGAGAGAAAATGATTCAAGAGCAAAAAATAAAAGAAATGGAATATAAAAAAAGGTATCAGTCAAGTTTTATTAATAATGATAATGGTGTCAATGATATTATCAAAACATATAGAAAACAAATAGATGATATGACGGTATTGATGCAAGAATTAACGTTAGAAAATACTTACTTGAGAGACAAATTAAAATATCTAGAAGATAAAATGAAATAAATGATAAAAAGATACTTAAAAAAATAACATTATAAATATCATAATAGTTTGTTCTAATGGAATATTATGATAATAGATTTAGTCCTACAGAAGCCAATGATTACGATAATGAAATTAAAACTGCAAAGTCTTATGATTCTGGATATAATATTATATATAGATACATAACTCGCGTAGATGGAATTAAAAAACGTACAAAAATTGAAGTCTATACGTCAGGAAACATAGGAACACGTATTAGAGACGCGGAATCTGGTTTATATTATTCAGAATTAGTAGGATCCAAAGAAGATAAACAATTTTTCAAGGTGCAATTATCAACTGGTGAATGTAATAGTAAAAATGGATCAAGAACATTGTACTATTTATCACCAATGCATTATTATTCTCATTTAAAAATTCCTTATGATAATGAAATAGAAAAAAAATGGACACTAAATAAAGGAAAGTAAAAGGAAAGTAAAAAAAATAGAAGTAAAAGAAATTAAAATAAAAAAATGAAATTAAATATAATAAATATAATTTATAATAATACTTAATCAAATGTTTCATCGTTTATATCTTTTAATATTCATCTTTCTATTTAATCAAAAAGCTGTTATAGCAATGTCACCAACTATTAAAATAAATATAAATTCAAATTCAAATTTTTATCAATGTAAACAAAGACTATATAATACTTTTTTAAGAATACTTATTCACAATGATTATAAGACAATAAAGCAAAAAGTAAATAAGACTTATCAAGAATTTTTAACAAATTATTATAATAATTGTCAAGCTTATTATAGCTTAGATGAAACAGATCTTTTTGTAATAGATAGCTTAGTTCAAATAATATTATAATTTATAATTTATAAAAATAATGATTTTATAATTTATAAAAATAATGATTTTATAATATATTAAAAATAGTATATTATAAAAGATGTTATATATTTTTTTTCTTATTTCAAATATTTCAAAAATAATAAGAAATCAAATGTTAAGTAGTACTAGTAAACTAGATGATTTATCAATAATTCCAGACATATATAATAAAACATCTGGATACGATGACAGATTTGAATTAAATAAAAATGATATAGACTATGAACAGTTACAAAGTATTTCAATAAATATGGAAAAGAAAAAAATACTAAATATTTTAATATCGGATATGGTTTCAATAAACAAAAAAATTGATTTAGTCAACAAACATAAAATACTTAATCCACCAAATATTTCTCAAATGAATTTTTTTGCAGGAGGATTAATAAAAGATTTTTATTTTTAAATTTCTTAAATTTCTTAAATTTCTTCTATTTCTTCATCAATTTCAATTTCTTTATCTAAAATTCCTTGTGCATTTTCTTTTACATATTTTTCTATGTACCGATTAATACGATTAATATCTAATTGTGTTATTTCATAATTTTCAAATAAATCTGATGTTTCATTTACAACATCAATTCTAGACTTCAAATTATAAAAAAAACCAAATAAATCCTTTTTATCCATTCCTAATTTTTGACATAATTTTTGAATAAATAATGAATTATTGTATTCAGTGGAATACTTTGTTAAAACCTTAGTAAATCTAATTTCAGAACACTTTGCCTTTTGTTTATTATTAAAATGCTCATGATATAATTTATTGTTTTGAAATGTTTTAATTAGTGAACTCATTTCATTAAATTGCCATATTTGATTTTGAAACGTAATTCTATCTATATAATCAGCAAAACAAATATTATCAAGTTGATTAATATAAAAAGGGATAGAATCTTTTTTTTCTATTTTATCAATCATATCAATTATATTTTCATGCCATAAAAGTCCAACACTAGTTCTATCGGTTTCATTCATAATATTTACATGTTCGTTGATATTATATTGATTATTAATAAGATTATGTGTTATTTTTTTTGCATCATCATTGAATGACTTGGTTTGAAATATTTTATCAATAATATTATTTTTAAATATATCAGGTTTTGCTTTATAAATATGAAAAATATTATTTAATTTTCTCAAGTCTCCTTGAATATAGTGAATCATATTTGTTTCAATACTAGAGTTAATAGAAGGTACCATTGATTTTATAATAGTTGACATTTCACTTCCTGTAGGTGTTAACAGCTCTACTGTATTACAAACCTTCATTAGTTCTTTGATTTTTTTATCAATACGATAATTTCCTATGCAAATAATTGGATTGATAATGATTTCTTCATTTTTTTGTTTTTTTGTTTTTTTAGGTCTTATTAATTTAATGAGTGTATTAATTCCTCCCTTATCTCCACTATTCATTCCATCTATCTCATCCATAATAATAGCTATTTTCCTAATTTTTTTATTAAAAAGACTAATAATATTTCTATCTGATATATTATGTTTTGTAATTTCTTCAATAATAGATGTATTTCTTATATCGCTCGCATCATATTTAATAATATCATAATCCATTTCTTTTAATATATTTGTTACAAACGTTGTTTTACCAGAACCTGGACTTCCATAAACATAAATTCCATGTTTAAAAAGTTTGTTCCCTTTATTTTCTTCAAATGAATTCAAAATATTTTTTATAAAAACAACCTTTTTCTCTCTATTTAATATGTTATTTATGTTTAAGTTTTCCATCTTATATGTTTAGAAATATTCTTTTTATGTTGATTTTGACACAATCCATATACTTTTAAAAATTCTAAGATCATATTTCTACATTGCGTAGACGAATTTTCAATACAGTAGTCAATAATAAAATAAATATAATTTTTATAAATTACATTTTTATAAACATATTTTTTTTTGTCTAACCATTTTTTATAATTTTCTTCTATAATTTTGTTAAACACAAATGAATGATCGCGACGAATTGTATCACGAATATAGTTTTCATAGTTAAGTATATATTTTTTTGTATAAAAATGATATAAATGATAATTTTCTTTGTTTGTAAAAACCATTACAATCATTGGAATATATTCTTTTATTATTTGAATCAATTCATCTGGTAAATCTTGTATTTTTTTACATATGTCATACCTATTTAAAGTCATTTATTATATATTTTATTTTTATAAATATTATAATTGTATTTATAATATTTATAAACACTTTATTCTTAATATATTTGTATATGTTTTAAGAACATGATGATAAATCTGATGATGATGAATTACATGGATTTTCAACACCATAGGTTATTCCATCCCATGAAACTTTGCAATTATTCGCCCATGTATATTTTGCACATTTTCCATTTGAACCAGTATAAGTTTGAGTATTAAAATTCATGATTTGATGAGGCTGACCAGTTGGCGGAGGACAAACCCCTAAATCTTTTATATTTATACATGTAGAATTATTTCCTGAACCGTCACTTGCCCACCAATCAGGACACTCAG